TATGTAACCAGATCCTGGAACTTGTAAAATATCATTAATAAAAACTAATAATGTTGACTGTACATCAATACTCGATCCGCTTAAAGATCTAATGGCTGTTTGAATTCCATCTATTTTAATTGGGAAATTTCTTCTTCTGCCATTAAATAAATTTTCTACCTTATCAATAACTTGAAAATCTCCAATTGACCATCCAGAGAACTGGTCAGAAAATACCTGATCAATAGTAATCTCAAAATTTCTAAATGGTTTTGTTGGATCTGTAGGAATTCCTACCAATCCACCAACAGGAACCGTTAATAATTCTGACACTTTATATGCATAACCAAGATTTTTAATTTCAAAATTAACCACACTGGATCCTTGACCAACTATTATGTCTATGGTTGCCTGTGTTCCAACACCAGAATATCCACCTGAATATACTAAAGGAATATCTGAATAATTTAATGGACTTTCAAAAACAACAGTTGGTGGATTTGATGTTGTATAACCAGATCCGGGATTAGTTATGATAACATTATTTGATATATGACCTGACAAAATTGTAGCAAAACCGACAAATTGATAATTAAGGAGTCCAGTACTTGAAGTTTTAACTCCAACATCAACCAGACCAACCATCGGAGAATTTAGAGATATTACTGCGGTGGCATCTTCACTGATTATTTGACTTGTTGTACTTGCGGCACCGATTATAATATAAGTAGATCCAACAGAAACAATTGGCGCATCAACTAAAACAGATCCTATTCCAATAGTATTTGCTGATGAGAATAAGAGTTTTCCAAATACACCATCAATATTATCGATAGGTATAATTGTTTGTCCAGATCCAACTGTAGTCGAAACCTTAGTTATAATTTCATATTTTAGCGAAGATCTATATCCAGATCCAGTATTTCCAATGCTGATTGATGAAATAGTTCCGGCAGAAGAAACTATCGAAGTTCCACCTGCAGAAACTAAAGGTTGGTAACCAAATCCTTGTGTAGAACCTACAGAAATTATAATACCACCTCTAGGTATACTAGAAGTATTAATATCATATGCAGTAGAAGATATATTTCCAGTAAAACCAATTGTTGTTATACCAGAGTTTTCTTCCAATTTATAATCACCAAAAATATTAATGGATCCAAGTCTTTGTGGTTCCTGGAATACATTATTGATTAAAATAACCGCAGATGATCCAGATGTTGATAAACCGGAAACATTTGACCCAGAAGATTTTAGAGTAAACTGAGTAGAAACTCCACTAAACTGTTCATCTAAACTATCAAAAACATAGTTAGTTTTATATGTGTCTTCGTTTGAATTTTCTATACCAGATCTTAAGAAAACTCTTCCACTAAAAGTTGATCTTGTAGTAATACCTGTAAAATCTCTGGCATCTGGTCTATTTGTTATTGTTCCAATCGGAGAATTTCCGTAAGGTGCTTCAATAAAGTGGATTGTATTATCCACAATATTATAATTGCCCATGATCTTAGTTACAAGAGACCCATTAGAGTGATCGTCTGGATTTGTTCCCATCCAACCACGAGAAACTAAAAGGACATTTGTACTACCAAAACCTACTGAATTTACTTTTACGATCTCATCATCAATCTTTAATAAATCTCCTCCAAATATAGAACTTATACCGGAAAGTGAGATTGTTTCTTCATTTAATTGAGAAAGATTAGATAATGTAGTAGTTGTTGAAGTCGAAACAATTGGAGATTGAATAAAATTATCAATACTTATTAAACATTTACTGTTTTGCTTTGTTGAGGTAAATGTATGTGTTGTGCCAATACCTACAGAAGTTAAAATTAAAGGTTCTGGTATTGGTTTTAGGGCATTTTCTGCAGATGCGGACAATCTTATACTCAAGTCATTGACTTTTATTGCATATACTGTTGAAGGAACTTTATCAGTGGTTCCAATGCCAGCAATAGTTGTAGTAGCAATACCAATTTTTTCTCCGCCACCAGAATTATATACCAATTCTTCTCCAGTAACGAAGAAGTGTTTTGGTAATCTGATCGTATTATTTTCAATATTAACTATTGATGTGTCGGAAGAATCTATTCTTCTTTGGAAAATTGGAGTTTCTTTATGTTTTAAGTCAAATGATTTTTTAATACTGTTAAATGTTCCTTCATAGCTGGAGAATCTGGAAAGAATATTTGCATTATTAAAATTATAAAATTCAAAAGAATTTGAGGTATCAACTACACGCATTGCATGTTGATAAACTCTAACATCGACCGATATGTTAGGATCTGCGGTAAAATAAAGATTTGTTCCAGTTGATCCAATTCCAGCTCCTATTGTTCCAATACCAGATCCAGAAACTGTTTCAATTGTGCCATACTCAAGTAAATAAGTTTCGCCTCCATCATCTAATAATACAACTTCGGATGCTTTATATCTGTTGTTTGTAGTATCCTCAGCAACTATAAAATAGTAAGCACCAGAATGATCTGTATTATATGTGGATATTTTTGTTTCTGTGGGACTTGCTGAAGATAAAATAGAAGTGTAAGTAGACTTTAATTGTCCCGTATTAAATGTCAGATTTCCAGAAGTTACTGCAGATGAAGTGCTTCCAATAGAAATTCCTAAAGTATTTGCAAAATATGTAGTACCAACACCAACATTGGGGGTAAAGTCTAGATTAATAACAGATCCAGAAATATATGCAGAATAAGTTCCTATTGAATCTAAACCACTATACGCAAGTCTATTTGCATTAGAAAGTCTTCCATATTCGGTGATATTTACATTAGTACCATCATGAATAAGAGTTAATTCGCTAAATTCAAAGTAAGTTCCATCAGATGCGGTCAATTCAACTAAAACTTTTGAAGATCTATAAGAAGATCCAATTCCAACAATTGTAGTTGTTGTGCTTGGTGGTATTACTGCCCTTGAAGATTTTAATGTTGCGATATTTCCTAAAGATGTATTTCCAACACTTGAAACAGAATCAGAAATACTGTAAGACATAACACTAATATCATAATCATTTATAGTGTAATTAATTGGATAAAATCTCAATATTCCCTGAGAACCTAAAACAGAAAAATCGAAGGATCCTAAATCGTAATTAGATGAAACTTTTCCATACTGAAGCATATATGATTCCAGTTCATCTTGCACTAGAGAGACCAAACATATTTGTCGGAGTCCGCTAAATTTTTTATCTCTAACATATGTTACATATTTTTTCGCTCTTATAGTTGATAGAACAAAAGACTCTATGTTCGAATAAGTATCTGTTTTTGGAATATTGCTAAATTGATCACTAAAATCATCGACTAGTAATACTCTATTTCCTATAGACTGAAGTTCATCTTGTAAAGAAATTGAACTGAATGCAATTTCTTTTGAGAAATAATTAGAATCAATAGTTACAACTCTTTCCTTCACTAAATCAAAATCATTTATGCAATTTAAGTCAACTTCGGAAATTAAGTCTGCAATACCGATAAAATTGCCTTGATCTTGGATTGTTGATATTCCAGTAAATCCAGAATCAACAGATTCTGCGACAAGATCTCCAAATTTTTTGAATCCAGATGTATGATTTAAGTTTCCAATAGATTTATTCCAAGTTTCATAATCTACTTTTGATTTTATAGCATAAGAGAAGTATTGATAATAATTATTATCTGGAGTAACTTGAAATTTGTTATTCAAAAATCCAACTTCATCTTCCCATCCTTGATTTACAACTGAAGATCCATCAACAGAATAAATTGCAATAAGATCTTCTATGTTGGTTATTATACCTTTAGTGTTGGAAGTTTCTCCTCTGATAAAGACTCCTGTATTAAAATAATCTTTACTTGTTATTTTCAACTGCTCAGAATATTGATTCCAATTCAAAACATTACCATAAGAAGAATCACTAGCAACTTTTTCTCCTTTAATAAACTTTCCTTTTTCTAAAACGGGATCAAATATTGGGAAGTATTTACTTGGTACAATTATTGCTGCAGAATTTTCTTCATCAAAAGTTCCTGGATTTTCATTTACATCCAAGTAATTAGATAAGTTATATACAACAGTTGCGCCAGATCCACCATACTGTGGATTAACTGATGTCAATGTAAATAATTCATAATTGTAGTTTTTAGAGTTATATCCTCTGAATGAGGTTGAACCCGAACTAATAATATTTGCACTTTCAACTAAAATTTTATCCCCTACTGAAAGAGGAAATTCTTGTCCATAACTAAAATTAACGCCCAATTCAACAGTAACATCTTTTGTTATACTATTAAATGTTATGCTATTAACCGGAATTCCATTAGAATTATTGACTGGTAAGATTTTTGGAGTTGTATCGTAAATACCATCAGTATTTTTTAAAATGTTTACTTTTTTATTAATGATATCATATTCTAAATCAATATCAGTGACTACTTTATTAGTATAAGAGTCTATAACGACTAACTTTGGTGAAAGTGTGTAATTAATACCAACTGAAGATACGCCAACTGACTTGAAAGTTGATGATGGATTGATGGTTAAAATTTGAGGAAGTTTTGCAGAAGGTCTTAATGTTGTATCTGCAGAATATTCAAATCCAATATCATCAATTTCTATTTTTTTAATAGAACCTATATCTGCACTAGATATATTAAATATTGCACCTCTTCCAGTGCTACTAATAACACTGGTTATTCCTGGAACAGAAGAATAATTTCTGCCACCGGATCTTAATTCAAGATCTTCAATACAACCTGTTACATTTTTTGAATTAGTATAATATTCAAAAAATCCATCAGATTCTGTGTAAGATAAACTTTCTGGATATGTTAAAATATTAAATTTAAATGTTGTCTGTCCAACACCTAAGATTGTATGATATCCCGAATAACCGCTTTTTGTTAAAGAAAGTTTGTTATTATTTCGGACTTCATCATCAGTGATTATTTCTTTCTTTATTGAACTATTGCTAAGTAAGTCAATAGGAACTAAAGAATAATACAAATCAAAATTTAAATTATTGGTCGTTAAAGTAACTATAGCATTTGATCCAATTTTGCCCGATTTTACAATTTCAAATTGAGAAGAATCAGTTGTTTTTTTGAATTCTTCACTAAAACTAGGATCAAAATATAATTTAAAGTCAAAAGCAGGGTAAGAATTTTGATCCTTAATATATGATAAGGAACTATCAGAAAGATCAAATCTAACAACTTGATTTGGTATTATCTTTAGTTCTGGATTGACTAAAGAAATTGTACCAAAAGAAGCACTCGTAAAATCTATAATCTCTGGAATATTTTTAATAGCATTATAGTATGATGATGATAATTTAATCCTATCCTTGTCAAACCTCACAATGTAATATATTTGATTGTCTAAAAGTCCGCCAATTGGAGTGTTGGAAGAATAAATTATTTTTTGTCCGGTATAATATCCATGATTTTGAATATTAATTGTATTATTTAAAATGTTTACTTTTGATGAAATAAATGATACTGGATTAACTACCAATCTTCTATGTTTATCATTGTATTTTACAGTAATAGTGGTAGTAATACCTGGTAAAGAATTCATGTAAATTACTTCACCATTACTTAACCCATGAGACGATGCCGTAGAGACTGTAATAGTATTTTTTATAATTTCTCCACTTAAGACATTATCATAATTAGTTTTAAAACTATGATTTACTCCAGAACCAATATTAATAAAATATAATAATGATGCAGATATGCTACTATCTATTCCGACGAAAGAACCAGTAGAACCTAGACCTACTCTATAAGTGGATATTCCTACCAAATCATTCGAAATTTTAGTTGCATATAACACCTGATTGTCTGCTAATTGGAAATTAACAGAACCATCATCAGAAACATAAAAAGGCGATCCACCATTACTAGAATATATTAATTCAGTTCCAGTATCTAAAGAATGATTAGGCAAATACATTGTTTTGGTTGGAACAAAGATATTTGTAATCCCAGCTCCAGGATTTGAGAAATATATTGTAGAACCAATACTAGCTCCAGAAGAAGAACCTATAGATAAAGACTCTTTAGGATCAAAGTAAATAGTCTTATTTAAATTATAATTTTGATTCTGACCGTTAATAGAATTTACAACAAATTTTCTAGTTTGCTCATAAAGAACAGATGTTGCCGTGTGAGATGCTCCAACTGTAGAATCATATTCTCTAATCACTTTGATTCTTGACGATAATTTATCTATAGATAAAATTCTTACTTTTTCATCATCAATTTTATAAATGTCATTTTCCCTAATATTTGGGAAATTCAACGATCCATTTACCTCAAAATAGGTTACTATTCCAGTAGCAGAAGAAGATCCTACAGATTTAGATAAAATTAAAGTATCCGATCTAATTCCAACTTCAAAAAGACTGTCAAAATCTTTTGAAGAAGTGCTCAATCCTGATATAGAAATTATATCTTTGTTAAAAAGACTATGTGGCAGTGTGCAGAATCCAATGAATTTACCTGTAGAGTCGTATGGATAAAATTCTACTGATTGTGAAGAAGTTGAAGCAAAACTAATATTTTTAATTGATTTTCCTTTTACATATGAAACACGCGCATATGCATCAGATCCCCCAGAATTAAAATTATTAAATCTTACGAGATCTCCAACTTTATATCCAGATCCTCCTGTTACAATTCCTATATTTGATATTCTTCCACTAGTGGAAGATTTTACTATTGAAACTGGTTCTTTAACTTTAATTGGGTTGAAAACAAAATCGTAGTTTGAAGTATTGCTAGTAAATTTATAAGGTGTAGTATTTCTTAATAACTGCTCAGAAACAAAGTCAAAAGTATTTTGACTTATACTCCTATCATAATTGAATTGAATTGAATCTGATTTAAAAGTATTTCCAATTAAATATGGAAAGACTGGTTTTTTATAGTTCTTGAAAACTCCATCAGTCTCTGTTGGTCCATTATTAATAGTTGCGAAATATGCATAAACTCCATTTGGATATTCTGGAGTAATACAAAATCTTCCATTATGTCTATCCAAATCACCCGAACCATTGAATTGATAATCTTCGACAAAAAAACCTTCAGAATAAATTCTATTTCCTGAAGATATTGGATTTGGTCTGTCACTTGATGGTTGATAAACATATCCAGATACCATCTCTCTAATATTTCCACTACCAGAAGGATTATCATATCCATATGGTCCATAAATTGGATTTCCGTCATATGCCCATCCAATAATAGGAGAGTGTACATATGATGTTACTTCTCTATTATTTAATAATTTCAAATCTGCAACATAAGTTTTTTTACCATTTACATAATCAATACCAAAAACACTTCTCCTCAATTTTCTTGGTGCATATAAATGACAATATTGGGATCCGTTTATTGTATATGAAGATACATCAATAATTCCATCGTCATCTAAAACTTTTTTAGATTCCAAATACTGCTGAACTTTGTTAATAGTCCAAGATTTTATTTTGGTCTCACATTTAAAGTTTTGACCAGATGGAACAACATTTACATAAGTGCTTGATGTAGTAAATCCAGATCCTCCATTTACCACTTTTACTTCTACTATTTTGCCATTATTAATTACTGGCGTTAAAACTGCTCCTGTTCCAATACCCAAAATGTTAATATTTGGTGGTGCAGTGTAACTATTTCCCTGATTTAAGACTAAAATTTCGGTTATTCTACCATTATTGATTATCGGAGAAAACTGAGCTCCAGAACCAATACCTAGCGTTATTCTGGGTTGTCTTTCATAGTTAATGATTTCCGAAGATCCATACCCAACTCCAGGATTTTTAACAAAAAGATTTGTGATACTTCCTCTAAAAATAGGTTGCAATTTAGCATTAAAATTTTGTCCCGTTAATGTCGAGACTCCTATTTTGCCAGTTATTTGTACATTAATTTCTGGGTAGTTGAAACTATGTATCGAAGAACCAGAAGAGACAAAATTAATATATTGATTTGTTCTATAATAAAAATCTTTATTAGTAGTGGCAATTCCCACTAAAGAAAGTCTAAATTCATCTTTATTCAATTTAGTAATATAATATGAATTGTTATCAGACAAACCCCCAATAGGTGTTTCGGAAGAATTGTAAACTACAATTTCTCCGCTTTCATATCCATGATCAAATATTTTAACAGTACTTGATGAAGTGTTAATGCCAGATGGTGAACAAAAAGTTTGTTTATTTGTGTATCCAAATCCAGAATCTATTACATCAATACTGGATATTTTTCTTTTTGTAAGAACAGATTCAAAGGCATGAATTCCTGAACCATGAGATGTTAAATCTATAGTGTTTATTCCGGAAACAGCATCATTAAAAGTCTTATGAAGCTTTATATTGTATGCATCTTGAACTGAAGCATAATATTGAGCATTAGTTGATAGACCACCGACAGCAGTAGAACCATATGTCAAATACACAATATTTTCATAATCTCTAAATTTGTGGTAGCTAGAGAATCCAATTGTATTGTTTGTAAGATTTACTAATCCCGAAAAACTATCTGAAATAAAAGAAACATTGTGTTTAAACGGGGTTAAATTTGGTTTGGCGTAAGCACCATAACCATTTCCTCCGGTTATTGTTATCACAGGTTCTTCAACATAATCAAATCCACCATCTAGAACATCAATTCTTTCTAAAGAACCATTTACATGAGTAATTAAAGATGCGCCTATACCCAAAGAATCTTCTACAACTGCGATAGGCGGATTAATAACATCAAAGTTTTCTCCACCCGATATTACATTAATTGATTGAATACCTCCATAATAAACTTTATCGTCAGATTTATAGTTATATGCCTCTACACCATTGACAAAAACTCCAATGGGACCAACTGGAGTTTCTTCATTTCTACCACTAGTAGAAGATTGTGTTATATTTTTTACATAATTTTGTGGTGATAACGAAGCATTTTCAAATTTTAATTTTCTAAAAATATTATCTGTGACAGTACCAGAAACTGTTACAAACTTATTTTTAAATAAATCCGATTTGCTATTAGATAATTTTATTTTTGTATTGTCTATTCTTTTAACATAATATACTTTTCCCAAAATATCCAAAGAATTTACAACACTTTCATCATTTTTGATGTAAATAATTGCATCGCCAGTATAAAGACCATGTAAATTATTTGGATTACCTGAACTTAAATCTAAAGTTTCTTGATTGAAAGATCCCGAAAAAATAATATCCGTATTTTTTATTTGAATATCTTCATTTAAATAATCTGGAATAGAATTTGCTGC